TTCTTCCCCATGGCACCTGTAATCTGGTTAGCTTTATCAACCTCAATCTTCATCTGTTCCTGTTGAGCTTCTGCCATTTCCTTCTTTTGCTGTTCTGTTAAGGGTTGGTAACCAGCCTTAGCCCTAATTTCAGACACTGTGAAACAATTAGTGAAGGTTCCCATAATGGCAATCTGTCTGAATGTCTCCAATTCTGTTGCAGCCATAGACAGTTCTAGCTTAATGTCGAGTTTGTCAATTGGGAAGGCACTATTGATGGACTTTAACCTAGACCTTAGGTTCTCCAGCATGATTGGGCGTATTTTCTGAGCTAAAGTCATTGCCTTCTGGGACACATAATTGGAAATGACCAGTTCGGAAGCGTAACTCCCAGAATTCTTACCAGTAACTACAGATTCTGGCATGTTAAGGGCAGTCCAAATTTTGCCATCCAACTGATCCATCAGTTCGTTGGTTTTCATATAAGAGTTAGTCTTAGATTCCAACATGGATATTGTGATGGTGTCTAGTACAGTGTAACCCTGATCTGGTGCCTGGTCCTGGATAGCAGCATTATACTGTGTAATATACTTATTAGCTTCTACTTGTGCCTGGGCCAGTCTTCCCTGTTGGTCACCTGCGAATTGGTCTAATGCAAATATCTCAGAGTTGACTGAATGGATCTCCCTTGGGATGATTCTCCATCTGTACAATGTATCAATGATTGACGTCTGTCTTTTCTGCCAAGTAGACATAATAGCCCGTTGTACTGGAGATATCGAGTAGATCCCGTAGGTCCACCGGTGCTTTCTATCTAACACGAAGAGTGGAGTGTCCTTATACTTCAGGTGGATGAACTGATCCTTCGTTAGTTTGAACTGACCGGGTAACTGTTCATTGAACACTAGGATGTCCCCTTGAGTCATAATGTACCCAGCAGTGATAGTACCAATCTGTTCCTCCTTCTCCACAAGGGTGATGAACTTATTTGGGAGTATTTTGTAGCTCTCGGGGTCCCTAATGTCTATGAAGACATCCCCAAATAAGGGTAGCATCTCTCCGTAAAGTTCAAATTGGTCAGCCATGTGCATTTGGTCACAAACCCTCCTGGCTGTATCTAACATATCTGTTTCCAGTTTATCCGTAGTTTTGTCAGTATCCTTTAGGTAGGGTCCTTTGTAACATTGTGCAACAAGGGTAGATTGTTTATCCAGTGCACCCCCAACCTCAGGTTCCCAAATAAATAGTTGTTCCAGGATGTCCTCATCCTGCATGTCCCCAAAGTTGGACAGGTTTTGCATAAACTCAACTAATTTAAGGGTTACCCGCTTACCCGCTACAGGTCTCGAAGCAGGATTATACACCCTTTGGTACCCACCAATGTTCATGACCTCATAACCAAATAGTTTCTTAGCTTTATCAATAATCCCCATAATACACCTCAGAATGCCCTTAGGGCCAGTATTTTCGGTTTAACTGGCTCAATTACCTCTCCACTGTTAAAGAACCAAATGACATTGGCCACACAATCTGCCATATCTTTGGACCCCTGTAGTGGGTGATCTACCTTCTTGTCATTAACTACCTTGAGTGACTCCAGTTCTCTCTTTAGGATCGGGTTGGCCACAATATCTGCAGTACCATCCTTCATCATCCCTTTCACTCTATCGTAGTCTTCTTTAGCCACAATGTGCTTAACCACATTTATACCCTTCCCCATTGCCTTCTGTACCAGGTTGGGGTACATCCAGGTGTCTGTGACTAACCACCTCACATTGAAGTTTATATACAGATTATCCAGGTAGTTATCAATATCCTCAGCGTTGATGAACACTTCTTTCCCTTTTTTGGTGAACCTATCCACTCCATCAACAATTGTACGCCGATTAACTCTGATTCCGGTGGCTACCCCGAAGGCATCATTCTTAGCTGAAGGGTCTATTGCTACTACCCTGGGATAGTTGGCATACTCAGTCTTATAGGTGTATAGTACATTGGGTATATCTACCATTTTGGTCCCATCTGGGAACTCCATACCAGTGTACATCCCAGGCATACATGCGAAGTCCCGGTAGAATGCAGCTAGATTGTCCTTATATTCCTCTCTTAACTCAGCTTCACTGATGGCTGTGTTCATCTCCCAGGTGGGTTTGACCACTGCAAGAGTTGTTAGTTGTTCGTAAGGTAGGTTCTCTTCATTGGCCTTCGATTGCCTTATTAGAGTGTTCATAATACTGTTAGGGTCATCATTGCTAGAACTGATAGCACACAACCTCCCATCTTGCCTAAACGTCTGTACAGAGTTAAGCATCTTGGAGTAAACCTTCCAAGCTCCCCTTTTCCCCTCAGTGTTCTCAAAGGAGTCCAATTCATCTAGTCCTACAAATCTATTAGATCGTCCAATGTTAGTTTGAGTAGAACTGGATAGTACCCTAACCCCGACGTTCTTGGAAGGTACATCTGCATAGTCTGCTCGTAGGACCAAGTCTGACCATTGTCTGAACCACTCACAATCAGTAAGGAAGTTCTGTACGTTACCCCATAATCCATCATCATTTTGCCCCTTACTAATTGATAGAATTGATAGTGTTACCAGCTGCTTTTTCATCAAATGATAGTATTCCCAAGGGATCTTAGGAAGGCTTATTACATCAAAGAGTTCATAGCATGTAATCATACTGTCAAGTGCAGTCTTACCTGAGCGCATTCCCGCTAATAGATACATAGTTTTGTAAGGTGCCAGGGAAGGGTTATACCTGTTCCGGTACCACTCCCTTAGGATGATTTCCTGTTGGTGGTGATCCGGTTCAAACTCCACCCCCAGGTACTCTTTGATCCACCAGACTGGGTCAGCTTTCCCCTTCATTACGGTATAAGCGTACTGAAGGTAATCTTTCCCATCTAGGGTTTCGCGGTTAGTGATGGCACAACTGTCTGGCATACCTGCTTACGCTCCATGGCCTGTAGGATTTTCATTTTACAATCTGAGCAACTATTGTCTAAGACCATATTAGTCAGATCCATGACTCTCCCATTTAGGACTTGTATTTGCATTACAGTGTCCCCAGGTCCCAGTCGACCTTGTAACTCGGCAATTGATTCTATGGTCTTTCTAATCTCCTGAGTCAGCTTTACTAACATATCTACTTTGGCTCTATCTACATCTTTGGGGGCTGATACAGTGGATATTATAAACCCCGTCCACTCCTCCAAGGTCTTCATGTTAGAAGCTAACTTCTTTAGAAGGATATCCTCCGTCTGGAAGTTACCATCCTCATCAACCTTAATCTCATGTTGCTCATTGATATGACACATGACATCTTCATAGGTACATCCTAGTTCGTTAGCAACAACATATGGGGTAGTCTTCCCTAAGTGACAGTTCCGGATTTTGGCAGCTCCCAGGGACTTGGCTAAACAGATTGGGCAATCCATAGAGACATAATAGAAGTTTCCTTAATATAAATGTGGTAGTGGGAATACTGGGGACAAGGATGTAGGTCCAGCTGGGTTGTTCAAAGGGGAACTGGGGGCTAATAAAAATTTTTGGGGCACCCTTAAGGTTGTTCAAGTAGGTGTGTTGCTGATAAATGATGTGTGTGCACCGATATATATATATTATAATGTATAGTAATTATGATTTTATTAAGTATATATTGATGATTAATAATTATAATATATAGTATTATAGTTATTATGATATGTATAGAATGTTGACTAATATGGAGATGAGTTATGAAGTATAAGTTAGTTATAGTATTTCTATCATTACTATATCTGGATATACTATTATCCGGATTAGTATGTGTATATTGTTAACTAGGTATAGAAGGTTGAATACTAAGCATTATAGGAGGTGATATAGATGTGGGCTATAACATGTGAGTACTGTAATAAGGCTTGGTTAGAGTATAAGGGGTCTGTGAATGATGATATGTGCTTATGTACATGTCCTTGTTGTAAGATGCAGACCTATGTATCGGAAGAGGAACTCTATGGGAAGAGATCTGGAGTTGATCTGTAATGTGGATAGTAATGCCATTACACGATGATGATGATCTCCCAGTTGGGAATATACTAGTTAATCAGGATGTAAAGAGTCTTGAGATACTAGCTGACAACTGTGGGATTGATCTTAGTGTGTATTGTTGATGACTAATTAACCCCTTTATTTATCCCTGATAGGGTAGTGACAACCCCAGGAGGTGATTAAAGATGACTACAGAACAAGAGTATTTAAGATATCTAGGTGTTCTAGCTGAGAAGATAGAAGAGCACGAGTCTGTACTAGAAGACCTTAGAGCTCATAGAGAGAAGACTATTAGGGCCCTAGTAGAGTTAAGAGCTAGTAGAACACCCATAATGGAGGCTTAATATGCCAAAGTACAGAAAGGTTAACTACTCCCACGTGAGAGATATGGTTGTAACAATCACTAAGATTAAAGGGGAGCCACAACTACTAAAGCTGTTGGTAGATGATCTATCTAGACATATGTCTCTAGGTATTGATACCCATCGGGTAATGAGGTTACTCGGTGATAAAGTTGTAGAGAAGGTTGAACAAGATGGGGATGTGAGAAGAGTAGTCACATTAGTAATCCCATAGCAATGAAGAGTGTATACTCTGAGCACTCAGGGGATGATTGGGTAGTATACAAACTATCCATGACCTTGTCGAAGAACGTAGACTACATAACACAAGACCATATAGGAGGTAACATTATGGCAGCAAAACTTAACAACGTAGATTGGACTGCAATTGAGTCCCAGGTACAGACATCAAAGAGGTCAACTGGTATGGTAGATACCATCAGGTCAGCATGTAAGGACATCCTGGCAGATGGAGAACCACGCACAGTTAACAAGCTCCAGAACATGATTGAGCTTGCCCTCAACCAGGAAGTTGCAGAGGGTGAGGAAGTCCAGGTTAACTGGATAACTGTGAAGTATGCATTAACACACTCTGATGGCTTCCGAGAACAGGATAAGAATACATTTGTTCTCGACAGCTCAGTTAAGAAACCTGTGAAGAAGACCAGGAAGTGAGCTGGTGAGACCAGACACCGCTCTCTTTTTGGAGCGGGCGCACGTCCTTGAACAGTGGGATCAGAATATATTGGACAAGAAGGTAGAGTGGGCCAAAGTGGTAATATATGACCATTCCCACCACTCTGCATCTTAATTTTTGGAGGTAATGTATGTATCAACAAGAAGTTAACATAACTGTGTTCGATGGAGGTATAACTCCTAAACAGTTGCAAGACATTGCAAGTAGTGGAGATCCTAACATAGGAGAGTTGTACTTAGTAATGCAGGGTACTATAGCCTGGATGGAAGATGGCTGTATATATGACCTTGAGGAAGTTGTAGATGCAATGACTGTAAGAGAAGCTGTAGATAGCGTTATTAAACTCGAGGAGTATATCAAGACTCTCCAGGAAGTTGCAGATGAACTTAAGTGGAAAGCTGGGTACATTGAGGGGAAGAAAGGTAGTGACTTCTATAATGAGAAGCACAATCCCACATAATTTTTTAGTTAAAACCCCATAAGACAGGTAGTCAACTCGGTTAAAGCCCTACCTTTATTCCACGTGGGTACACACTCCTTAGTGGTGGAAACTCCCGGCCGAGCGGCCGACCGAACGGGCGACCATTAACACCACCTTAACCGCCAAGTCGGTCTGTAGCCTCGGGGACCCACACGA